CCCAGCCACTCCCGCTTCAACACTTGCTATATCTAGGATTAACGCATGAATGAAGAACTAGAGCGTTGCAGGACTTGGATTGAGGCAGCTCTAAGCTACAGCGGCGGCACGCATGACTTCATTGACGTGGCTGAGGGCATCTACAAAGGTACGATGCAGTTGTGGCCAACGCCAAAGGGGTGCATAGTAACTGAAATCGTGGTATATCCGCGAAAGAAAGTTTTAAACGTGTTCCTTGGCGGCGGTGAATTGGATCAAATTTTGGATATGCACAACGATGTGATAGAGTGGGCAAAGGCGCAAGGATGCGCAGCCCTAACCATGACTGGTCGCTTTGGCTGGAAAAAACCATTGGCGAAGCACGGTTGGAAGCCACTGCACACGTCCTATGTTAAGGAGTTTGAATAATGTCAAAAGGTGGATCAACGTCATCAACAGTTGAAATCCCAGAGTACATTGAGAAAGCGGCACAGCGCAACCTAAACCAAGCTGACCTAATCTCAAAACTAGGCTTTATTCCCGAGTATGGCCCAACCGTTGCTGCGTTTACTCCAATGCAAGAGGCTGCGTTTCAAGGCACTGCACAAACAGCTGGCGCTTTTGGCTTGCCCGGCGGTGATATGTCAATGCGGGATATTTCTGGCGGTATGCCCGAGCCTACAACTTACGCAGGCGGGGTGCGTGGTTATTCCTCACTGCCAATCTATGAGCAAGCCCTTGAGGCTTTCGGAGAGGCAAGACCGGGGCAAAAAAGATATGTGGATAGCTTCTTTATTGACCCGTTTACAGGTGTTCCCGGCTCCAATATGCAAGCGCCAGTTGACTACACTGTAGCGCCAACACCCGGTGATTTGGGTGGCATTTCTGCTGGTGGTGGTGATGATGCCCCTTATGTTCCACCAGTTATTACACCAGTTACTCCACCAGTTACTCCACCAGTTACTCCACCAGTTACTCCACCAGTTACTCCCGGCCCGATTTACGGAGGAGTACCTGTCTCACCTACCGAAGGCGCTGTTTTCACGTCAACTGATTTTAGCGGCGAAGAAACGCCTTATACAATAGTAACTCCTACAGATGTGCGCCCGCCGGGATATGTTGACAATACGCCTGAGACCTTTCCTGAGGTGCGTGAATACTATGATTCAAGTCCGTTGAACCCTCCAGCCTCAGCTGTATTAAAGTTTGACGATGGCACGTCAGTTGACTTGGGTTATGATCTTGGCCCGTCCGTTGCAGGCGGTCGCGGAACAATTGTGCCGGGTCAAGCTACTGACATTGGCCTAATATCTGGCGGCGGAGCTGACGGCGTTGGCAACTTTGGCCAAGTGGGAGATTTCTTTGGCGGCATTGGTGACGCTTTAGGCATTACAGATTACAGTGGCCAAGGCGGCGGGCTACTCAGTAGTTTAAACGTAACAGGCCCGTACACTGGCATAGGCACTGCAGATATTGCCACAACTCCGACGCAAACACCTTTCGGCACCACATATGCCAACACATATACTGGTGGGGTTGGGTCTAAACCTGCCCACTCAACGGACAATGATAGACCTGCTGGGCCGGGCGACACTGGCTACGAGCAAGCCCAGCTTTTGGCGGGCCTTCAGGGTGGCGGAACTGGCATTATATACAAAGATGACCGCCGAGAAGTTTACGTTGACGGAGTAATGGTCGGCAATCCTAAAAGGGCTGACGAGGCGCGAGAGATGTTAGCTAAAGCACTTGCAAAGAAGGACGTGTAAAATGGCAGGCGGAACAGGAATGCCTATGGGCGCATTGGTAGGCGCAGCACTTGGCGGTCGCGGGGTAACACCTGCGCCAGTGCCAGCAGCAACGATGGCGGCGCAGCCCACTGCACAGCCTAACGCAACATACCAGCCAGCTCCAATGGCTCCTCAGCAGCAAGGCGGTTTTAACGTAAACCAAGCTGCCGCCGGAGCCTTGCAGGGCGCAATCGGCGCAACTCAGCAGGCGATGCAGGGTCCACTGCAGGTCGGCGCGTATGCCAATCCGTACACTAGCGAAGTTATTGACCGCACTCAGCAGGACATTGAGCGCCAACGTCAAATGGCGATGAACACTCTTGGAGCGCAGGCCACTGCTGCCAGAGCATTCGGCGGGTCGCGTCAGGGTGTTGCCGAAGGTGTCATGGCTGGCGAATATGGTCGCATGGCTGGCGATATGGCAGCGCAGCAACGTCAGCAAAACTACAGTCAAGCATTGCAAGCCGCGATGGCAGACCGTCAGGCTCGCCTCGGCGCTGCGTCTCAAATGGGTCAACTTGGCCAGCAGGCATTTGGCACAGGTCAAGCAATCCAGCAGCAGCAAGCGCAGCAAGGTCTATTGCAGCAAGGTATTCAGCAGGCTCTTATCGACGCGGCAAGGCAGCAGTATGCTGGCTATACTGGCGCGCCAGCTCAATCGCTTCAAGCTCCGCTAAGCGCGCTTGGCATTGCACAGCAGGGCGGGGCAAAGACAGTTACGGAATCACAAAGTCCCGGCCTACTCAGTTACTTGCAGGTTATAGGGCAAATGTGCTGGGTTGCCCGCGAAGTTTACGGCGAGGACGATCCAAAGTGGTTGCAGTTCCGCGAGTGGGTTATCGGTTATTCACCAAACTGGTTTTACAACGCTTACAGCAAATATGGCGAAAGTGTGGCAAAAATTGTGGCAAAAGTGCCAGCACTTAAACTTGTCATTCGCCCTTTCATGGACGCTAAGCGCAAGGCAATGGGGTATAAGTAAATGGTCATGAATCCGCAGCAGTCAAGTCAACCGCGTGGCGGTCTCCTCGGCTTATTTGACAAAGCAACCACAACGAATGAGGACACGGGCCTTAGCCCCTTCCAAAACTTTGCTGCGGCGCTTGACCCTTTAATCATGAAGGACATGCGCATTGGCGAGGGCATACGTCAGCAGGGCGCTCAACGCGTAGCGGACATGTCGCGAAACAAAACTATTGCCATGCTTCGAACACAAGGGCGGGATGACTTAGCCGATGCTGTGCTAAACCGCACGATTGGTGTTAAAGATGCGTTTGGCGTTATGCAGAGCGAGAAGGCTGCTGATCTGGCGTTCAGTCGTCAAAAACAATTAAAACAAATGGGTACTGGCAGTAAGGTCGATTTAACGACCGACATGAAGAACTGGCTTCAAGTTAAGTCCAGCAAACCAGACTTAACATTTGAGGGGTATCTGTCCCAATATAAATCGCCCAAGGGCATTCAAAGCAAAGGAGTTTACCGAGACTCCGGCACAGGTGATATTATTGGCGAAGTCAATTTCGACCCAGCCTCCGGCCAATACTTTCAGCTAGGTGAGGGTGGTGAGCGGAAGAATTTGGACATTACAAAGTACACTCCGGTTTTGGACTCGACTTTTGGCCAAACCGTTCCCAACTTCACCCAGTTTAATAAATTGAGCGACGAATTAGCAACAGACCGCTCAAGCATTAGAACTTTTGAAAAATACATGCGCTCAATAGGAGACACTAACGAGGGCTTGGGTCGCTTGGCGGATCAATTTAGCGCAAACGCAAAAACACTACTTAGTGGTTATTTTGGAGATGAATACACAGAACTTTCACCATCGGAACTAAATACTAGGGTCGCTCAAGGCCTTTTGCAGGGTTTAATTGGTCGGTCTCGATTGGAGGTAGTCGGCGGCGGAGTAATGACCGAACAAGACGCGCTTAGAATCATCCAAAACCTTGGTGGCGATGTAAACCTTCTCCAAAACAAAGAAGTCGTTGCAACTCAAATTAAAAATCTTCTTGAGCAAAAAATGGCATCATTTGACCGAAAGAAAAAGGTACACGACAATGCGATTTTTCAGGTTTATGGGTCTCAAGGTTACGAGCCTATTGAGCCTTACGAAATAGACATGAGCGTGTTTAAGACGTCTCCTAATATCACTTTTGAAAATGCAACTATAGGAAGCGTTGTAAGGGATGATAGTGGGGCGCAATTTGAGTATTTGGGCGGCAATAGAAACTCAGCTAGTAGCTGGAGGCAGGTAAAGTAATGGCAACTCCGTCTTGGGTGACTGATGCTTCAGAAGGTTCTGAAGAACAAAATGTTAAAAAATCCGCAAAGCCGTCTTGGGTTTCGGACGGGGAATCACCCGTTGCTCTCGACGAAGAAGTATCATACGGAGCGGGTCTGGCCCGTGCAGGCTTGCAGGGTCTTAGCTTTGGATTTGCTGACGAGATTGAGGCATTTCTTCGTAAGGGCGATATGCCATATGAGGAAAAACTGGCTCAAGTTCGTCAGGCTATAGACCAGTTCTCAGAGCAAAATCCCGGTACAGCATTAACAGCAGAAATTGTAGGATCACTTCCAACAGCATTGCTTGGGGGAGCTGGGTTGGCTAGGGCTGGCGTAACAGGCGCGGCAAAAGTTGCTGGCCTTGAGGGAGCTTTATACGGCTTTGGCTCTGGCGAAGGCGGCGCAGCAGAGCGTGCTAAGTCAGCGGTTGTTGGCGGAACAGTTGGAGCGGCTACAGGAAAAGCATCTGATTTTCTTTTCCCAAAACTATCCAAGGCTGCAACGGAGTTAGCGAAAAAGGGTGTAAGATTGACGCCCGGTCAGCGCATGGGCGGCAAGACCAAATTAATTGAAGAAAGGCTGACCTCCGTGCCGTTTGCCGGAGATATTATTTCCGACCAGCAAGCTCAAGCCATGGCTGACTTTAACCGTGCGGCAATGAACGAGGCTTTAAAGGTTTTAGATGATGCGAAGCCAAGGTTTAATTCGGCTGTGTCTTTACTAAAGCCAAAAACAAAAGTGCCTAAAAATTTATCTGGTAACGAGGCATTTGAATTTGCCAACAGCGTAATCTCTGACGCTTACGATGAAGTTGTGCCAAAGATGTCTGTAAATTTAAATGAAGCCTTTGAGAATGATCTAATAAGCATTGTCAGGAAAAACGAAGGGCTTGGTCCGGATGGTCTGCAAAAGTTTCAGTCAAAGCTAGAGGCCATATTCGGTCGCACCGGAAAGCAAGGGGTAAAGGGTTCTGTATCACGAGATATTGGCGGCTCAACCTTAAAAAGCATTGATAGCGATTTAGGCACAGAAATAGCAAACTATAGCCGCAGCCCAATTGCTGCCGAACGAGATTTGGGCGTAGCTATGCGCGAAGTTCAAACATTGCTCCGGGATAGCATGGAAAGCTCCAATCCTGATGTAATGAAGGATTATAAAAAGGCCCAAATGGCATGGAAGTCATTACTCCCAGTTAGGCGCGCTGTGGCAAACGCAACAGCAAAATCTGGAGAGTTCACACCTAAACAGCTTTTGCAGGCATCTAAAGCTTTAGATAAGTCAAAAGACAAGCTAGCCACAGCAAAAGGTCAAGGCATTCAGCAGCCCTTTGCTCAAAAAGCGCAAGAGGTTCTAGGGCAAACGGTTGGAGACATGGGTACGGCTGATAGAGCTGCGCTTATGCTGATGGCGCAGCAAGGCTTTCAAGCACCTTTACGAACACTAGCTGGAGGCGGAGCTTTAACATTAGGTGCGGGTGCTATGTATAGAAACCCCCTCGGTAGGGCCGCAGCCACAGGGTTATTGGCCGCCCCCGGAGCGCTAGGCAGGCAGGCAGCTCCGGTTACTGGCGCAATGACAGGTCGAGCATTTGAAGAGGACCAGCAATAATGGAACTTAAACCAAAATCACGCAGCGAAATCGAAAGCATTGTCCAAGGCGCAATCTCGGATGCGGTGGACTTTGTTGAGGGTGAGATCAGCCAAGATCGGATCAAAGCCCAACGCTATTACGATGGCGAGGTTGACCTTGGTTACGAGGATGGCCGCAGCAAGGTTGTAGCCACAAAGGTACGGGATACCGTACGTTCTGTGAAGCCAAGCCTGATGCGCATATTCCTCAGCACAGCCAAGCCCGTTGAATTTGTGCCAAACGGTCCAGAAGACGTGGCAATGGCCGAGCAGGCCACTGAGTTTATGCACCATGAGTTTACCCGGCTGAACGGTTATCGCGTGATGAATGACGCCTTCCAAGATGCGTTAGTTAAAAAACAAGGCATCGTGAAGGCGTACTGGATGACATATCCAGAGGCCGAGATTTTTACATTCACAGACCTTTCTGACGATGAATATACATATCTGCTGGACGATGACAGCGTGACTGTGATTGAGCATACAGTTGAAATGACCATTGAGATTGATCCAATGGGCATGGAGATTGAGCTGCCGATCCACAGCGTAAAACTCAGCCGCCAGAAGGAAATGGGTGAGCTGTGTATTGAGAGCGTTCCGCCAGAAGAGTTCTTCATCAACCGTGACGCTCGCAGCCTTGCAGATGCCTACGTTGTGGCTCACCGCACAGACATGCGCGCTGGCGATCTAATCGCAATGGGCTACGACCCAGACGTGGTGCTTAATTTGGACAGCTTTGAGGGTGGGTCTGACATAACTGAGGCTGAGGTGTTTGAGCGCCAAGGTTACAGCACAGATACATCTGACGAAGACCAGCAAGACCCATCCATGCGCAATGTTGCCGTGACTGAAGCATATATGCGCATTGACGTTGATGGCACTGGCGTACCTGTCCTGCACAAAATCACATGCGGTGGCACGGCATACGAAATGCTTGACTTTGAGCCATGCGATGAGCTGCCTTTTGCCAAGTTTGAAATAGACCCAGAGCCACACACATTCTATGGCCGCTCACTGGCCGAGATTGTTATGGATGACCAAGACGCAGCCACATCGGTTTTGCGCTCTATCCTTGACAACGTGGCGATGACAAACAACCCACGCCTCGGTATCGTTGAAGGCGCAGTCAACATTGATGACGTGCTGAATAACGAAATCGGCGCAATCGTGCGTATGCGCGCTCCGGGTTCTGTGCAGGAATTATCTGTCCCATTCACCGCAGGCCAGACACTTGGCGCGCTGACATACCTAGATGGCCTCGTAGAGAGCAAGACAGGCGTTTCCAGAGCCTCAATGGGCCTAGACCCTGATGCAATGCAGTCAACTACAAAGGCCGCTGTGCAGGCTACTGTGCAGGCCGCAGCGGGTCAGGTTGAGGTTATGGTTCGCAATCTTGCAGACGGTATGCGTGACTTGTTTGGCATCATGCTGCGCTTGATGAGCAAAAACGTAGACGAAGAGCAAATGATGCGGATGAATGGTACGTTTGTGCCAGTAGATCCGCGAATTTGGGACCAGTCAATGGACGTTAGCATCAATGTGGGTCTTGGCACTGGTCGCGAGGAAGAGAAGGCGATAGCCCTAAACCAAGCCCTGCAAATGCAGACGATGGTTTACCAGAACTACGGGCCGATGAACGGCTTAGTTAGCCTGACCAACATTCGCAACACGCTGGCCGACCAGTTGGCTGTGTCTGGCATACGCAATGCTGACCGTTACTTTGCGCCAATCACGCCAGAGATTGAAATGCAGATGTTGCAGATGCAGCAACAGGCTCAAGCGCAGCAAGGCCAAGCGGCTGATCCAAACGCTGCGTTCTTGCAGGCAGAGCAAATGAAAGCGCAAACGAAGGCTCAAACTGACATGGCCAAGTTGCAGCTTGAAATGCAGAAGGCAGCGGCCAATGACGATCTCAAGCGAGATCAGATGGCGCAGGACTTGCTGGTTGATGCGGCAAAGATTTACGGCGAATACGGCACAGCCGTTGACGTAGCCCGTGTGCAGGCCGAGCAAGACAAAATGCGCATGATTGGCGGCATGGCCCAAGGGGTGCAACAATGACAACAGAAATACGCATAGAGGCTGAAGAGGCCCGTCGTTTGAAAAACGATACTGCATTTAAGCAGTTTATGCAGGGTGTGCGCGAAAACCAAATGCAGGTTTTCGCAAACAGTGGGGTGGCTGACGTGGCCGCCCGTGAAGAGGCGCATGCGATGATCCGTGCGCTTAACCAGATCGAATTTGCCCTCGACGCTGCGCTTGCAGCAGAGACACTTTTGGATCGCAAGCAAAGGAAGTAGTACCGATGGAATCGACTACCCTAGAACAAGCCGCAGAAAGCCTGCTGGCACCCTCAGAGGAGACTTCTGAGGGCAGTAATTTTGACGAAGCTGTGGACGCAATGATTGAGCCTGATGACGATCAGACTGAAGAAGTTGAGGTTGCAGACGACGAGCAAAATGACGTTGAGGCATCCAGCGAAGATTATGATGATGTCGAAATTGACGACGAAGACCTAGTAGAAGCACCAGCTGAAGACACCAATGTTTTCTCCGTTAAAGTTGACGGCAAGGAAGAGCAATGGACACTGGATCAGTTAAAGCAATCTGCTGCGGGACAAGCGGCAATTAATAAGCGGTTTCAAGAAGCTGCTGAAGCGCGAAAGCAAATTCAGCAGCAAGCAGCCGTATTGCAACAGCAGCAACAGCAAGTCGCTGCTTTGTATCAGCAAGCACAAAACGGTGGTTTGCAAGCCCCAACCCCGCCAACACGCGAGTTATTTGAAAGTGACCCAATCGGGTACATGGAAGAAAAGCTCAAGTATGACGAGTCCAAGGCACAATACGACCAAAATATGTTCCAGCTTCAGAATGTGCAAAAGCAGCGCATGCAGGCCCAGCAAGAGGCGCACCAGACCTACCTTGCAGAGCAGGCACAAGTGTTGACGCAACACATACCTGAGATAGCCGATCCTCAAAAAGGCGAGGCAATCAAAAACGCATTGGTTGATACCGGCGTTTCCTATGGCTTTACAGCTGAGGAAATGCAGGCAGTGACCGATGCTAGATATGTGCGGGCGTTAAATGATGCGCGCAAATATCGTGAGCTGGTGGCGAAGCGAAAATCAGCGCAGTCCAAGGGTGAGAAAGCCCGGCCTGTGGTGAAAGCTGGTGCAAAGAAGCGTGTTGATAGTAACGCTGTAACTCGTAAAAAAGCGCAAGCGCGCTTGCAGAAAACTGGCTCAATCAACGACGCATTGAGCCTGATCTTAAAGCAGTAAGTCTTTGAAAGGACAAACTAATGACTCAGCCAACCAACACATTTGATACCTATGATGCCATTGGCATTAGGGAAGATTTGTCAGATATGATCTACAATGTTGATCCATCTGACACGCCATTTTACTCTAAGTCGAGCAAAACCAAGGCAAAAAACACTCTAGTAGAGTGGCAAACACAGGCATTGCGTGCTTCCGCTGTCAATGCTCACATTGAAGGCGATGCAACAACCGCCGATGCAGTTACTCCAACTGTACGCCTCGGCGCACGCACACAGATTTTCAAAAATGCTGTAATCGTGTCCGATACTGACGAAGCAGTCGATAATGCTGGGCGGGCTAAGGAGCTTGCTTACCAAACTTTGCTCATCGCTAAAGAGCAAAAATTGGATATCGAGAAGGCTTTGTTTGCGAACCAAGGCAACGTAGTTGGTTCCTCAACTGCCGCGCGTAAAACTGGTGGTGTACCATCATGGTTGATTACTAACGTAAACTTCCAGTCTGGTAACTCAGGCGCAAACCCAACTGGCGACGGCACAGACGCTCGCACAGACGACGGCACACCAACTGCATTCTCGCAGGCCAAGTTTGACGACGTTATGCAGTCAATCTGGGAAGAGGGCGGAAAGCCAGATACTTGCTATCTGTCAGCCTTCCAGATGAATGTAGCTCTCGGCTTCACTGGCAACAACAATCAGCGCTCATCCGTACAAGCTGGCGATGAAACTGTTGTAAAATCACTTGCGGTTTATGTCACTCCGTGGGGAACCATTGAGTTCATGCCATCACGCGAAAATCGCTCACGCGATGTGTTCATTTTGCAAGACAATATGTGGGAATGCGCAGTATTGCGTGGGACCAAGAACGTCGCACTTGCGAAAAATGGCGATAACACTACTCGTCAGGTCACAACCGAATTGGCTCTTTGCTCGAAAAATGAAAAAGCAAACGGCGCAATTTACGACAACACAACTTCGTAGTACAATACAAGAGGGGGCGGCTTTACGCCCCCTCTGCTCAATTGGAGAAATGACATGAAAAAAGTTTTAGTTGTAGGCCACAAGGTACACACGTCCCTTGGCAAGCTGGTTAAGGAAGACACAGCGGAGCTGCCAAGCGCAGAGGTTGAAACGCTAATGCGTGTTCGCCCAGATGCATTGAAAGTGCTTGGTGACGTTGAGCCAGCGCCTGCGCCCGCGCCCACCAAACGCGCCAAGAGTAAATAAAAAATGGCGAAGATTTCAGAAAAAATTAGCTTTGAGCATGACCACATGGTTATCAGGCAGAAGCACGATGTGAGCCAAGCGCTCAAGGATGTGCAGATGGCCAAAGACGCTGGCATAGGCATGTCTGGCGAAAATCGTCTTGCAGGCTTCCTAGATGGCGCTGTGCTTGCCACATGGCTGAAAGAGGCTGGTGTATCATGGTCTGATACAGAAGCCGCAAAAGAAGTCGTCAAACGAAAAATGATGTCTGGCGAGTTTTCCAAATTTAGAGTTTGGGAAGGCAGTTACTAGAATGGAAATGGACGCGATCTTGAATGTACTTTTTGCGGTCGTCATCGGCGGACTTGGCTGGTGGCTTAAGACACAACGCGAAGAGCTGGATCGCCTCCGTATTTTGCTCAATAGAACTCGCGAAGAAATGGCGAAAGAGTATGTGACTAAAAGTGACAGCTCACAAGTTTTGTCACAAATTATGAGCAAGTTTGATCGGCTGGAAGAGAAAATTGACCGACTAATGGAGCGGTAACATGGACCCGGTAACGTGCATAGCTGCCGCGAGCGCTGCGTACAAGGGCATCAAAAAGGCCGTGGACTTTGGCAAAAGTGTCCACGAAATGTCTGGCACAATATCGCAGTTTGCCAAGGCCGCATCTGATTTGGACTTTTTGGAAAAGAAGTCGCAGAAGCCGCCACTGTACAAAATGTTTAGCGACAATGAGGCCAACGCTCTTGAGATATGGTCGCAAAAGCAGAAATTGGCTGAATATCGAGAAGACCTACGAAGCCATATTTCATGGCATTACGGGCCAAGCGCTTGGGAGGCCATCGTAAAAATTGAGGGGCAGCAACGCAAGCGCCAGCAAGAGCTGGTATATAAAAAGCAAGAGTTTATTGACAACTGTATAAACTGGGCGGTCGGAATAGCTCTATTGGTTGCTGGGTTTGGTTCGCTGATTGCGGTCTTGTTCTTCTTAGGCGTAAAGCACGGTAAATGGTGATGTGATGTATCTACTTCTTTGGTTCCAGCTAACGGCGCAGGTTATACACTTTGAGGTGGGCCAGTATGGCAGCGAGAAAGAGTGCTTTGACGCGCTGGGCAAGGCGTCTGTTTTAGTAACTAAAAATAACGAATATCTGCAATGCTTTAAAATTGGAGTTAGCCAATGACTGAATATGACCTTAACGGCAATGGCAAGATTGACGTAGATGAGCGTGAGCTGATGCTAGAAGACCGTCGCCTCCGCATGGAAGACGCCGACCACAAGCGCGATGCGCAGCTGCGGATGACGTGGTTTGCTCTGTTTGGGTTGCTAATATACCCGTTTGGCATAGTAGCGGCTGACATCTGGGGCTATGACACCACAGGGCAGCTTTTAGCTACAATCGCCCCCACATACTTCATAGCTATATCTGGCCTTGTTGCTGCGTTCTTTGGGTTTAGCGCTATGGGAGCTAAGAAATGATCGGTCAAATAATCGGCTCACTCGGCGGTCTTGCGGCAAGCTACATTGACGGCAAGACTGCCGTGAAGAAAGCTGAAGCCGAGACCAAGATGAAAATCGCCACGGGTGAAATTAGCTGGGAGCAAGCCGCCATTGAGGCCAGCAATAATTCGTGGAAAGACGAGGCGTGGACAGTGGCCTTCATAGCCATTGTTCTGGGCAGCTTCATACCGGGCATACAGCCTTACATGGCGCAAGGTTTCGCCAATCTGGACGCTGCGCCTCAGTGGTTCCAATGGGCAATGTATGCAAGCATTGCGGCGAGCTTTGGCATCCGCACAGTGAGAGGGCTGAAAAAATAATGTTTCTCGCGGCCATCCTGATATGCCAGACGCTAAACTCGAAGTCTTGCACGGTAATCGCAAACTCAAACAATATATGGTATAGCGAAGCTGAATGCCAAGCCGACGCGATGAACTTTGCGATGGAGCTGGCTGACAAAGGCTTTTTAGTCAAACCGTATTGCTTCAAGGTTGGAGAAAACACATGAGTAAAGCTACACCCGCGAAGGGCAAAGCCCGAGTTAAAGTAACATCCAGCGGCAAAAAAGTTAGCTACGGCCAAGCTGGCAAAGCGAAGGGCGGTGGCCCTCGCGTTAAGCCCGGCACGTCAAAGGGTGACGCATACTGCGCACGCTCTGCCGCTCAGAAAAAGAAGTTTCCAAAGGCTGCGGCTGATCCAAACAGCCCGCTAAATCTTTCACGCAAGCGCTGGAACTGCAGCGGCACTAAATCGAAGAGGACTTAATGAGATGGCAAAGCTCACACCTGCACAAAAGGCTAAGGCCAAAGCAATGTCTGCTAAAAGGGGTGTTAAATATCCAAACGCTTGGAGCAACCTTGCCGTGGCCAAGGGCCAAAAGCCCAAGAAAAAGACAGCAACGAAAACGAGAACAGCATGAGCAAAGCAATGGCTAACCTCCAGACTAAAATCGGGTCAAGTCCCGATGGCGAGTTTGGGCCGAATACAGCGCGAGCAATCGCAAAGTATTTTAATTTATCCCCAGCGCGAGGCGCACACTTAATGGGGCAGGCGTCACACGAAAGCGGTGGCTTCAAGCGCACCCGTGAAAGCCTGTATTATAGCTCACCAGAGCGCATACAGGCTGTGTGGCCCTCGCGCTTCCCAACAGTTGAGGATGCGGAGCCTTACGCCAAAAACCCAACCGGGCTTGCTGGCAAGGTCTACGCTGGCCGCATGGGAAACGAGAATGAAGCGCAGGCGAGTTTATTTATCGGTCGCGGATTTCTTCAGCTCACCGGGCGCGATAATTACCGCTCGTTTGCATCTGACATGGGCTTGCCGAATGTTATGACTGACCCAGACTTGGTGGCAGATGATTATGCCTTTGAGACTGCGCTGTGGTTTTTCGAGAAGAATGGCTTGTTTAAGATTGCCGATGAGGGCGTGACGGATGACGCCATCAAGCGCATAACCCGCCGCGTGAATGGCGGCTATCACGGGCTGGAGGATCGAAGCAACCAGAGCAAGAAAATCCACACTTGGCTCATGGCTTAGTTTAGCTAGGTTAGCTAAGTTGCGCACCCAAGATCAGAAGGCCAGCGCGGCAGTAGGCAGAGCGGGCGAGCATTTGGCACTCGCCCGACTTTCGCTTGCAGGTTATCTCTGCACCTTATGCCAAATCAAAGACCACGATGCGTATATACAGATGGATACACGCACTCTGACATTGCAGGTGAAGAGTGCCAGCAAAAAACATAAGAACAGCCAGAGGTACGCATTCCACACAGTTAAAAAGAAGAACGGCCAGCGGTCAGACGTTTATGCCTTTGTCGCGGTGCATCTTGACGCTGTGATTTTTTGCCGTGGTGATGAGGTGACAAGTGTCACAACATATATCTCACAGGAAGAACTTTTAAACGGAAGCCTGTCAATGCAAAAAACTTTGGACAGCTTCAAATAATCGCTTGTGGGTCGGCGTCGGTTTGATTAGAAAGTCTGAGTGGGTGGCTTCAACAATAACCGTTTATTGGTTTACGCGTTGCCAAATGTGCCAGCATTCACAGCCACCCACACGATTACTAGAATATAATACCCACAGCCGCCATTAGGCCAGCGCCAGCGACGAAGCCAAAGACGGCTCCGATCAGACCTGCTGCGTTTATCATGCGCTCTACTTCCTTGTCATCCATCTAAATTCTCCACCATTTGTATTCTTTCGCCGATCCAGCGCATAACCGGGACGGCCATTGAGTTGCCCATTGCCTTATATCGAGGGCCATCTGGGCAGTCATCCGCTGATTTGTTGCGCCACGGTATTTGCGTGAAGTTGTCAGGGAAGCCTTGTAGGCGTTCGCATTCTGTTGGGGTCAGGCGGCGTACTTGCAAGTCATTCATAACCGCTGGCGTTTTGCTCTTATCCAGCGTTGGCGTGACTTCCGTTGACACGCTGTCGCCTTGGTTGGCGCTGTTTTGTGCGCCGAAAGCTATTGGCAAAGTCTCCATAAACGGATCATACATGCTGCCCGTGCGCGTTGTTAGGCACTGAGCAACGATAGCCTCCGCCTCTACTCGCTGGTTGCCTGTGCGACTGAATGGAGCGCCTTGTGTAACTGTGGGGGCAGTTTCTTGCCCCGCTTCTCTGCTCGGCGCAGGATGCCCTGACATGCTTTCGCGCTCAAATAGAACCGCTGCGGCACGTCGCCAGTCTCCAAGGTATCCGACAACGAACACACGGCGGCGTCGCTGGGCCACTCCGAAGTACTGAGCGTCAAGCACTCTGTAGGCGAACCCATACCCGAGCTGGCCCAACGCCCCGAGGAAGGTTCCAAAATCCCGTCCTCGTTGGCTAGACAAGACGCCGGGGACGTTCTCCCAAACCAACCACTTGGGCTGATATTGTGCAGCAATGGCAAGATAGGTGAGCATGAGATTTCCCCTTGGGTCATCAAGTCCCTTGCGAAGTCCTGCGACTGAGAAACTTTGGCAGGGGGTTCCTCCGACCAAAAGGTCAATTGATCTGTCAATGGGCCACTCCTTAAATTGCGTCATGTCACCAAGGTTAGGGACATCTGGGTAATGATGCGCCAGCACGGCGCTTGGGAACTTTTCTATTTCGCTGAACCATTGCGGCTCCCAGCCAAGAGGATGCCACGCGGCGGTGGCTGCCTCAACGCCAGAGCATACTGAACCATATTTCATGTCTCACCCTCAAAACAGTTGTTCAACGGTTGAATAGGTTGCTTGCTAAACACCCAGCGCCATTGGTGCTTAGTGTAGCCCGGAACCTTGACAAAATCACGCACGCGGTAAACCTTGTTCGCCTGCCACATTTTCTTGAGATAGCTTGACGTGCGCGGCACGCTATCACCCAGCAACTCAGCCGCCTCTGCGGCGGTCACGCGCTGGTCATACGGGATCAAAGCAAACAGGCGGTTGCCTTGGTCTATACTGTGCTGCTTGCTGGCCTCAGCTGCTCTCTGCATAGATGGGGCCATAGTTGTCGCCCTGCGCGGGCCAGACGGCAGCGGGTCACGTTTGTGCTGGCGATACATGAGCGTTTCAAACTCCCATAGGCAGTGGCCGTATGTGATCTCAAAGCGCTCATGCTTATCTGTCACGCCTTCTAGCTTGGCGAGCAATCGCTCTGCTGCGTCTTTTGCATCTCGCGCTTTAGCACGTCGATTAGCGCTTGCTGCTCTTCTAGTCGCTGCTTCAAGTTCGGCCTCATCTGAGTTTTCTGCTCCGTCAGCATTATGCTGTTGTTGCGCTCCAGCCTTTTTATAATAATCTGAGTTTGGTCCGTACTCACGTTTTTTCCTTTCAAGTTTTATGTTCGCAGCCGAACAAATACGATGTATTGTTGACGGTGACACCCGCAGCAATTCTGCTGTCTCGATCTGAGACATACCTTGCTGGGCGCAGTCAAGAACGTGGCGGGTGAGAGCTTCTGGGTCGTATTTCATTCGTCTTCCTCGCAAAATAAGCCGCAGTCTGGCATGGTTTTAAGTGGGCGACCCTTGGCTTGGGGGTCAAGTTCGTCAAGAAAGATGCGCTGATTTCTTACGCGCACAAGCCTTGCGCCAAGCCTGCGCGATTGCTCTGCGCGCTGGTCAAATACATCTGGAAATTCACGGCGCACCAAGTTCCAATATGTCGGACTGGTGGCCTTTACGCAGCCAATGCAATTGGCGTTTGGAAAGCCTCGGCCATAAATCTCAGGCAGCTTTATGCCAGCAGAGCGGATCATATCCGCACAGTCGTTCTTGGTCATGTTGGCGTCAATCAGGATCGGCAATACATTGTCACGCTCAGTCATAACGAAACGATCATGCCTGTTACGCTCATCAACTGTGAAGCCAAGCACATGCCAATCCACAGGGTTGCTTTCCTCCCACTCTTGGCGGGCGCGTTTCTTCAACTCAACTGTGCATGGTGCGCCGTGAGGAAACGCCATACCCTTGCGGCGGTCAAACACGTCAACGACTGAAGCCAAGGGATATTTGGAGTTGACGGCATATTGGATGTCAATGCCAACCCAATTTGCAACGTCTTCAGCAAAGCGCTTGTTGTCGTGATGCTCCTCAATAACAGGATTGTTGACGGCATATACATTGTCAGCGCCGTACTTATCAACGGTGAGCTTGAGAGCTGCCGCGCTGGCGGCGCCACATGAGAACCAGACTGCTATTTTCATTGGTAATCCTCCAAGGGGTCGATCTGGCCTATGCCATTGCAAACTTCGCATTCTTCCATGTGACTTCCAAAGTCGCCGTGCCAAGTTGAGCTTTGCCTGACCCACACATCCCGTTCGACTTGGCCTTCGCCGTCGCATTCTGGGCAGTTAATCCAATCTTCCATGTCTTTCCTCCTTATAAGTTTTTGCATTTGCCTTCGCTATCAGTGAACCACACATGGCCGTCGTTCAAAACCATATGCCCAGCCCCAACAAGCGCATCCACAGCTTGCTTATAGACTTGGCTCTTGTTGGACGCAGTTGTGACCTTGCCCATGAAGTGATCTTTCAGAGTTTCCTCAGAGATAACCCAATACGTTCTAGGCTCTGGCCAACCAACCCCTCCGGGATTTGGCTGACCAACGCCCTCACCGCGCAACTGCGTGAACACCTTGCGGATTAGGACTTGGTTCTTGCCCTTGATGCGTGGCTTGTTGGCCTCTTCAATCTCGCTCTCTGTGGCTTGGATGACGGTACAGGTGGTTACGCTGTCACCATCCTCATCAAGCCCGAGGTCAACCACGTTCAGCTTGAACTGGAACGTCGCGCCTGTTTCCATGTCACGTTGCTTTGTGGCCTTAGCAATACGCAGGCCCGTGTTCTCATCGTGGTCAAGCTCAATCTCTGTATCGGTAGCAGCACGCAGGCTTGAGTGGCCACGCGCACCAGCGGCTTTATCCTTGCCGGAGTGGTGTACCACGTCCAAGTGTGCGCTTGTTATCTCGCGCAGCTTATCGCAGTTGCCAATGAACTTTGTCATATCCTCTGGCGAGTTTTCATTTCCGCCAGCCATTGATCTGCTTAACGTGTCCACGAATATGCACTTAACCTGACCGTGCTTTTTTGACACCTCGCGGCACAGCTTTTCAAGCACGGCCATGTCAACCTCGCCATCAAGCAAGTTGACCGGAGCCGGACGCACAGCCAGCTTCACGTTCTTATGCTCGGGATACTTCGCCTTGAGCGCAACAACGCGGTTGTGGAACGCCATGCCACCCTCTGTTGCGAGGTATAAGACAGAGCCGCCAATAACCTTGTGGCCGTTCCACTCCTGACCGCAGGCGATGTGCCACGCAAGGTCAAGGGCGAAGAATGACTTGCCCACGTTCGACGGGCCGTAGATCACAGACATTTGCCCCTCGCCAAGCCAGCCTTTCACAAGATAGTTTCGGCTCAGTTGGGGTATCGCGTCTTCCGGCATGAAAATCTGATCCATGACACTCTGCACGGTCAATGCCTTCTTTGCCGCTGCCGGGCCTTGGTTCACCCATACGTCGGAGTAATCCCAGCCCTCATTGTCTGGCAGGATGTACTCAACGCCAAGCTCAGAGAATGCACGCTCGCACTCCTTACGCCCAGCATCATCATTGTCGCCTGCAATAACAAGCTCGGCTTCTGGCTTGGCTTGTTGCAGGTTGTCGATCACGGCCAAAATGTTCCCTGCATTTAGAGCGAACACGCACGGCTTGCCCGTGGCCTCATGCACAGTCGCGGCTGTTGCCCAGCCCTCTGCAACATATGCAAAGTCTCGAATGGGTCCGCCGATAACGCTAAAGTTGCCAATCACGGGGAGCTGGTAGGAAAACTTTTTCTTACCGTCAGCATCAATAAACTGAGCGCCAACACGCTTGCCGCGCACATCAATGATAGGAATGGTCAGCGTGTCGCCGTCCACCTTGGCATTGTGCAGCTTAATCTTTTTCTTCTCAAGGTACGGGTGGTCGCTCATAGCGTCACGCTCTGGCCAATCAATGTCAACTCTTGCCACCTCCAGTTTGGGCGTATGTCCGGGCTGTGGCCACAATGACATATCGCGCAGTCTATCTTTAATTGATTTGTAATCATTACACTTGCGGCAGTTGACCATAACTTCGCCGTGGAACTCTTTGATCCAAAATCTGTCTGTGCCAGCACATGAGGGGCATGGACCGTGATACTCGCCCTGCGCAGTCTTTTTAAGCTCAAGATTGCGTATGATGCTGTGACCAAACTCGCTCCACTGAGCGGCTGGAAACTTGCTTTCTGAGACTGTGTTCATAATTGGCCTCATTTCTTCTGATCTAACTGGGCTGACTTCTTGGCCAATCCCTTGACGTGAGGATTGTTTACGCCAGTCCGAGACTTACAGTATTTAATGAACCTCGGCATATTGAGGTTCTCCTTTTGCGTACCCCATCTCAAATTGTCTGGCCTGTTATCAAGAGCGTCTTCATTGATGT